TTCAACGTCCCCAAGATCGTTTTTAAACATCCCCCACCCCTGGGTTGCGATTGCAAATTGAATGCAACGCAAAGCAAACGCGATCAGCCCCGGTCGTTCCATCCACCAGGTTGATGCCGTGCAGTCTCTCGGGAGTGGTGAGCCTTGGTCAGCGCCCGTAGGTTTGACCAGTCATGACCACGCGGACCTAGTGGCCCTAGCCCATCTATGTGGTCAACCTCTGTGGCTGCTTCACGCAAGGGCATTGGTACTGCCTCACACTCAGCGCACTCACACAGCGGATGAGCACGTAGGTAGGCCAGTCTCGTACGCTGCCACGCTGAGCCATACCCCTTACGAGCAGTGCTCTTACGCAGGGCCCTAGCCTTGGCGCTGCACTCATCACAACGGCCACCCCATGTGAGTTCGGGGCAACCTGGTGTGGTACATACGCTGCGCGCTCTCATGGACCCTCACATGCGAAAGTTCGTAGGTGGGTACGCGCCTAGAAACGCCCGCCTGTCAGGAAGTGGGTAACGAGCCATGCCAGGAACGCGAGCAGGCCGAATCGGCGCAGCCTCACCCACCCGGACGGCCTACCTGTAGAACCTCGCTGAGTAGCAAACCAGCGCCATACGTGCTCGCTGAGGGTGTCTCCTGACTGCTTGTTGGTAAGGGCCTTGCCCTCGATTACAGCGAATGTGGCCAGCCATGCCAACCACGCGATTGTGTATCCACTCATTGTCCGCTGAGAGGGATTCGAACCCCCAACACCCAGGGTCTAAGCCTGGTGCCTCTGGCCAATTGGGCTACCAGCGGTTAAGGGCTACTCGCCGCCCGCTTACCTGGTGACTAGCCAGGCAGTGAGGGCCGGTTTCACCCAGGGTGCATATCCTCGGCCGGTCAGGGCCTACTTTCTGCACCTACGTGCCAAGCGATGGACTCGAACCACCAACCTCCGGAGCTTCACACCGGCGCTCTTCCACTTGAGCTAGCTAGGCAGACCAGGCGCTCAACCCTGGGAGAGAGGCAGGGGAGCGCACTGGAGAATTCGGGGGTAGCCCTCAGACCGCCTAGCGTCATGGCTTCATGCGCGGGATGTTCTACCCCCTACGTACTATCTGTCGAGTCGGTTAGCAAATCGTGACCTGACGAACTGACGAACTGAGGTGAGGATCTGTATTCCCTTAGAGTTTTCTTAGGTGTTCTAGAAACAGTAGTAAGTTCGTCAGGTCGTCATTTTTGCTGGTCAGAGGGGGTGCGGTTGATCTTGGGAATGACGAACGGCATCGCCCCTCATGCGCTGACATGCCAAAGGTCACGAGCCGATACCTTGTCGATACCAACCCGTGACCTTTAGGAGTGATCTAGCTCACAGCGTCCATGTCTCCCAGGAACTCCGCAAGCTCATGATCATCGCCCCCGATTGCCCAGGACACGTCTAGCCGTTCAGCACGCTGTTTGGGGTGGAGCACGACCCGTAGCCCTACGTCAGCGAGCAAGCGCCCACGTTCCCCCGGGGAAGCGTCCCAGGCTTCGCCCAGCGTCCTCCCAGTGGGAATGAGCACCTCTCGTACGTCCGGGTCATGAGCGGCCCTCAGAGAGGCGTACGCGGCTTCTAGCTCCTCGGCCATCTCGCCCAGCTTGCCCAGCATGAGCGGACCAGCGGAAGCCATCTGCGCTGCGATCCGTTCCGCTTGCTCCTGAGCCTCTGCCATCTGGTCTGACATGTCGTTCCCGCCCTCAAGCCTGACGATGTGCTCCGCCATGCTCCCCCAACGGCGCTGGAACTCGTCGGTCACCCGCTGATCGAGGGTCTCGGCGTAGATGGTGACGTGCCCAAACTTGCACTTGTAGAGGCGCACGCCCTTGTCACTGCCCCCACCGTTCAGCGGACCCTCACAGCGATAGCACCAGGCCATACCGGCGCACATGTTGGCTGCGCTGCGCGGGGCACGATCCTGACCCGTGGCTAGTGCCAGCATGCGGTTACGTACTGCCTTGTGTTCGGCAGCGCTCAGGATGGGGTCAGCGAACTGCACGGGCGTGATTCCGTCCTCAGCGAGCACCAGGGCGCCTCTGTGGCTCCTCTGACCGCGAAGCGTGGGGGACTTGAGCAACCGGCGCCACTGAGCCTCTCCAATGCCCACCATGCGCGCTGTAGCTGCAACCGTGCCGTCACCTATGAGCTTTAGAACGGCTGTTCGGATCGCCTCTGCCTGCTCCTCGTTCACAGCGAGATAGGCGGCACCCTCGCGCCTGACCACGTCGTAACCGTACGGGGCCCGTCCGCTGGACCATCGGCCCTGCGTTCGTCGGGTGGCGTGTCCGTCGCTGATACGTCCGGCGATCATCGAGCGTTCCCACTCAGCGAGCGCAGCAAGCACCACAGCGACCATGCGGCCCGTTGGCGAAGCCGTGTTGATGGTGTTGTCTGTCGTGGCCACACGGACGTTGTGAGCCTCGCCCCAGGCAATCAGGCGCAGGAACTCGCTAACACTCCTCGCATAGCGATCGAGCTTCCAGGCGACCACCACAGCGGGACGAGCGGCCATGAGCGCACGCATGCCCTTACGCTGTTCCAGGGGCTTGGAGCCGCTTACGTTGGTGTCTACGAACTCTTCAGCGTCGTCAGGGTCGTAGCCGTTGCTGACCAACCACGTACGTGCAACGCGCCGTTGGGTGTCGATACTCGCGCTGTCGTCGTTCTCTCGGCTGAGCCGAATGTAGATCGCTACCGTCATGTACTCAAGGCTACCCGCGTTTGCCCGAACGTGAACACCCTTGAGTACATGGATCAGTTGTAGTACGAGACCCCTCTATCCCACGGGGATGGTTCGGGGCGGAACTCGTCCCATCCTTCGGGCGCAGGCACCAGGCCGTTGCCCCATGCAACTCGGCAGGTGTAGAGCCAGGCTTCAGCGGCGGAACGTCCATGCCACTCCAGCGGGATCAGGTTGCCGTTACCGTCCGGTAGGGTGCAGAACCCGTACCACTCGCGGTCGAGGATGCCCCAGCGCCGTTGGTCCGGGGTCTGTGTCACTACGTATCGTCGACTCATGGTGACAGCGTAACTAGCAGGCCAGCGCGCTGGATAGACCATTCCTGATCCCGCGCAACCGCGTATGCGCCATCGGTCACCAGTGCCATGCGAACGGGCGCTAGCAGGCGTACCAGGCTGTCAGCGTCGATGTCCGGCCACACCTCTACCAGCGCAGCGTGTAGGCGCCTTGCAGCCTCATCTACGTCCACCACGCTGTCAGATCCTGCGCCGTGTCCCTCGAACGCCCATGTCAGTCTCATGTGTCCAGCCTGGCACGGAACCGCTCACGCTCGATCAGCTTGCCCGTGACCTCCCAGTAGCGACGAGCCACAGCGCGCCATGTGTTCCAGGGCTCCCCCGTCGGCTCGTACCGCCCGGACGTCCGTACCCATGACCATTCGTCCCGGGCCATCACCAGGCCAGTCACACGGCCACGGGCCAGCACGACGAACCGTGGGGCTTCCTGGGGGCGCATCTGGCGAGAGATCGAGCAGGCATAGCCACGGACCAGCGCTGAAGCCTCATGCGCGTTGTAGGCGTAGTCAGACGCCAATACACCAGGAAAGCGGGGATGCTCCGCCCATGCCCAGGACCCTTCGCCGATGGGACCAGGGATGAAGAGAAACAGGTCAGCAGTAGGGGTAGGACCGATGCATACCATGATCAAAACCTGACAGAGTGGGGCAGGAGTGTCATGAAATCGTAAAGCTTGAAAAATCAATGACTCCGGTTGTGGAGGTCTTAAGTAGTACTTGTTACCCACCCGTGACCAAATATAGGTGTAACGCCCATGCATGTACCCAGATCCAAATATAGATGTAGCGCCCATGCATTGTTCACAAGTTCACAAGCCAGGGTAAAGAAGAGGGCCCCCGTAGGGGCCCTGGTCTTTAGGCGGTCACCTTCAGCGAGATGGGGTCAACGTCCGGGAAGAGGGCGAGGAGTTCGGCCCGCTGGGCTTCCGTGTCCTCCCAGGTGCCGGGCCACTGGACCGTAGCCCTGGTGGTTCCGACCACTCCCCCGATGGCCACCAGACCGTTGGTGTTGCTGCTGCCTGCCTGGCGACCGTAGATCTCGACGTTGATGATCATTGCGTTTCCCTCTCCGTTGCTGTGCTTACGAGTGAAACTCTACCACCTACGAAAGGCACTCGCAACCACCTACGAAAGTTCGTATGTGGGCTGGACCACACCACCCTACGTGACGTGCGTGGGCACTACATCTACATTTACCGAAAGCGACGAGGGGCTCCGCTGCGTGACATGCATGGTCAGTACATCTATATTTGGGCAAAAAAAGAAAGGCCCCAGTGCCGAAGCACCAGGGCCAGTCTCTCAGTCAGCTATCAGCGCACCATCCTGGTAGGTGTACTCAGCGGACCACACCACATCATCCTCATCCCACACACGCAGCTCGTAACGGTCACCCTCGCTGAAGTGGTAGGCCAGCGCGTAGGAGCGATCGAGGGTCTCGGCGTACTCCCCCATCATCTCCGGGTCGAAGTCGTCGCCCAGGTCGTCAGAGCCCATGTGGCGGGTGGCGTTGATGTCGCAGACCTGAAGGTTCATTGTGGTGCCTCTCTCGCGCTCCGCTGTGCTTACGAGTGGAACTCTACCCACCATCCGCAGCAGCTTTCAACTCACCTACGAAAATTCGTACGTGGTCTACGTCACTACCGGTTGCGGCGCAGGCTCCTAAAGAACGACTGCTTGCGGGCAGGCTCGGGCATGATCTCAAGCTCAGCGCAGATCAGAGCGCGTATCTGCTCCGCCTCAGCGTGAGAGAGCCTCAGTGTCTTGGCTACGCCTCCCGCTGTCGTGTAGTCGACTTCCACGGCCACGAAGCGGGGACCAGGGACCAGGCGCGCGCATGTGAGGCGGGCCACGTTCTCGATGTGTCGCAGGCTCATTAGCAGTACCACCGGTGTGCGCAGGAACGGGGACGGTGCACGTCGGCATCCACACGGGGGCCGACACGGTCAGTATGGGGCTCAGGACGCTCTGAGAGACTCTCTGAGGGCTCCGCAGTGACAGTCTGAGTGACGGTAGGGGTGGGGCTCTGAGAGGGCAGCACAGGGCCATCAGGGGCCTGCGCATTTGGAGCCAGCGCACCGACGATGACGAATCCGCCGATGGTGCCAAGGACGATCTTGGTACGGAGCTTCATGGGCTTACGCATGGTGGTGCTCGCTTCGCTTGTGATTGGTTGTTGGTCAAGTGCCCGGGGCGGGAATCGAACCCGCCCTACACCATCGGGCCAGCGTGCTAGATCCAGCAAAGGGCCCGAACATCCGTGCCTTGCTTGTAGGTGACGAACCCCCCATCGTCAAAGCTGATCGTCATGTCCCCGTTCACGGCGTACTCGATGTCATCAATGAACTCGAACACCCCGTTGATGCTCAGGTGGTCACCCTCAGAGAGGTACTCAACCTTGGTGGTGATGATCTCGCGCATGTCGTGTCTCCCTTGCCGTGTTCGTTGCTGACAAGGGAGACAGTACCCACCCACCTACGAAAAACGCAACTCCCACTTTGCTGTGGGACAGACCACACGGCGTATGCGGCTTGCGCGTATGAGGGTCCAGCACGCTGGGCAAGGGGCCCGAGTTGTGTACAGCGTGGCGCCTACTCGCTCCGCAGCCTGCGTGTGTCGGATGGCGTTTCGCTCAGCGTGGTCCGCCGTGCAATTGCTGTAGTCCGTGTTCGCTGCGCACTCGTCGTAGGTGAGCTGTCCACGGGGGCAGGCACCCTCTGTGAGGCACCCAGGGACACCAGCGGGAGGCCCGTTGTATCCGGTCCCCCGTACCTCGTTCTGTGCGTTGACCAGGATGGCGCCCACAGCGCTACGGGTGCAGTCAGCGCGAGTGGCGACCCAGGATGCACCGTCAAGGAAATACGTATCCCAGTTCGGCCGCTTGTTCATGCGATCAACGCCCGTACCTGCTCCGCTGAGGCCCTGCCGACGTGCTCAGCTACCGGAGTGCCGGACACGTCGTAAACGCGCAGTGTGGGCACGCTGAGGATACCTACGGCGCGAGGGTCGCCAGAGGCTACGTCGACGTACTCAAAGGCTGCACCGGTTTCCTGTGCAACGCGCTCCACAACGGGCCTTGTCAGCTTGCAGGGCACACACCAGGATGCCCCGAACATGATCAGTGTGTCAGTCATTGTCTCCCCAGAAGATTGCCCATGCGATCGCAGCGAAGTAGGCCAGCATGATCAGCGTTCCCGCTACAGGCTGACTCACCGGCCCCCCTTGGTTCTGAGGACCACCACCAGGGCCCCGATGGTGTACACAACCACCGGGACCACTACCAGAAGTGCTCTCACTCGTCCCCCTCATCTGTGCGGCAGCGCTGACCACCACACGTCACACAGTCGTCATCGTCCTCAACCCATGCGATCACGCGGAAGGCTCCTCTTCGATGTCCTGAACGGAGTTGGGGGCCACGCTCCGCAGGTTCGCCAGCACCAGGGCAGCGAACTCCTGTATCTCAGCGTCAGCGTGGGTGCTGTGTCGCTTACCCAGGACATCCCGCCATGCGCGCAGGTTGCCGGTTACCACCATGTCCACGGGGGCAGCGTTGGGGAGCACACAACGGGCAGCCTCGCGCGCCTGCTTACGCTTGAAGCCAACGGCCGTCAGGTGGGTTACGAGATCCTCGTAGACCCGTAGAGCAGCGTCGTACGCCTCCCTGACATCATCCTCAGCGAGCGAGCCAGGCTGAATGGCGGGCGGGATCACAGGGGCCGTGTCGGCGTAGTTGACGTACCGCTGACTGACCACGCTGAAGGACAGGTGGCGATGCCTGGTCAACTCAGCGAGCAGAGCGCGGGATACGCCCCGGACCAAGAACGTCACGGACGAGTGTTCCAACACGCTGTAGTGGCCCTGGGAAAGGATGTTGGCCATGTACCCAGCGTTGTTGGCAGTCTTGGGGTTCGGACGAGCGAAGCTCTTGTAACAGATGCGTCCGGCAGCCTCGCCCAGCGCGTCAAGGTCGCTGAGGTACGGCGTGTCATCAGGGCCGAACGGGTCGTAGTCGTATGCCAGTTCAACGACGTGCGGAATCATCATGGTGTGGGCGAGGGTCTCAACCTGCATGCGTGCGTCTCTCCAAACGGGGGTCACCTACGAACTTTCGCAGGTGACCCCAGGTAGATCAGTAAATGTCGTTGCTCAGAAAGTGGACGAGTAGTAGCGCATCCTCGGGCGTGATCTCCTCCATGAGGAAACCCGCCTCTTTCAGCAGCTTCACGGCCAACCTGTAGGCGTCTGCCCGGTCGGCCAGTAGCTCAGTCGCTGTGTAGTCGTTGATCGAAGCGTCCAGCTTGGCCACCGTCAGACCGCCTTCCGGGCCAGGTCGAGGACCAGCTCACGCGCGTCGAGGTAGCCGAGCGTCACGGTGCTGATGGTCTCGCCCTGGGGGTTGAGGGTCTCGAACTCCGTACCCTTGTCCGCCTTGCGGGTGATGACCGAGTAGCCGTTGACCAGGTTGTAAGTCACTGTCGTGTCTCCATTCGTTGTGTGCGTTCCTTGCCTGTGCTGGTGCTCTGTCGAGTGGGTTAGCAGCCCCAGGACAGGGCCCATTCAGCGAGGGAGAGCGCGCCTTTGCCCAGGTTGCAGGGGGCACAGGCTGGCAACAGGTTGTGCGGCAGATCAGCACCCCCACGACTCAGCGGAACGACGTGGTCAAGGTGCTCCGCTGGTGCATCGCAGTAGGCACAGGTACCGGCGTACGCAGCGAAGATGGCCGCGCGGTTGTAACGGGGAGGTCTCTTGCGGGGGCGACGGAGCGCAGGAAGGGGGAGCCGCAGAGTACGACTCCCCCGATTCCTACTGATGGCGGCATACGCGCTGGACCAGTCATGCATGCCGCAAACTCCGTTACTTCACAGGGCAGGCGCCGGACGCGCAAGCCTCGTCGTACGACGCATCCACGCTCTTCGCGGTAGCAGCCTCGTACTCGTCCTCAGTGATCCGCTCGTAGGGGCTCTGGGGACGCGTCAGGTCCGGGAACACAGTGGTTCCCTTCAGCTCCGACAGGAACCCTTCGAGCGTGTCAGCCGCTTCCTGAACGTCCAGCGAGCCAGCGGGAATGTTCACAGTGAAGCTGACAGCGTTGTTCGCGTAGTGGCGCTGGTAGAGAGCCTGAAACGCGAGCATGTCAGAGAAGCTGATCTCATCCGCAGACTCGACAATGTCAGCGGGGTAACCCATGGACTCAACCTCTTCCACAAGCTTTTCCTTGGTGGGGAACTCGACCACCACCGTGTTCCCGCTCTTGTCGTACACGTCCGCCTCTACCTTGTGGCCCTGGTCGAGGAACTCAGCCACGTTCGCAGCCTGCCTCTCGTCCACCACGCTGAAGCGCACACGGCGGATGAAATGCCGGGCGTAGATGGGGTGGATACCCTCAGTGGCTCCGGGCATCTTGGCAATGGTTCCGGTCGGCGCAACCGTGGTGGTCTTGACGGGTACCGGGATGCGCAGTTCATGCGCGTAGTCAGCGGCAGCAGCGTTGACGGTTGCCTGCATGGCGTCCAGCGCACGGGCCACACGGGGCGAGCGGGAAGCCTCGCTGTACCGAATGCCCTGCTTGGCAAGGAAGCCCTGAACGCCGAAGTGACCAACGCCGATTCGCCGGTTACGGGCGAGCTTCTCAGCCTGCTTGGGGTCGTTGACGTCGCCGTAAGTGGCACGGATCAGGAAGCGAGCCATAAGGCGGTGTGCCTCGTAGATTCCAGCCATGTTGGCGCGCTTGCCCCGGACAGTCGGCGCGAACGCGTCTAGGTTGACGTGCCCCAGGTTGCAGTTCTCCCAGGCTTCTAGGGCGATCTCACCACACGGGTTGGTGGCAATAACCTCGTTGGGCTCACCCTCGTTCGACAGATCCTTGTTCCAGTAACCAGGCTCGCCGTTGTCCAGCATGCCGCGCGTGGACGCAAGGTGAACGGCCGTAGCGTGCTCGTCCTTGGCGCTGAGAGCAGCCGTAAACGCGTTGTCGATGACCACCGAAATGTTGGTCGTCCAGTGCTTGCCCGTGTCCGCCTTGCAGTTGATGAAATCGAAGATGAACGGGTCATCCCACTCGACCATTGCCATGCGGGCAGAGCGCCGGTTACCGCCCGAGACAACACACTCAGCAATGGCGTGGTCTATCTCCATGGCTTCCAGCGGGTAGACGTAGTCAGCGCGCGAGGCTGCACCGTTCATCACAGAGTTGATGTCCAGCATCATGCGCGCGAACGGACGGGGGCCCGAGGCAGTACCGCCGAAGGTGCGGAGAGGCTGGCCAGCACCACGGACACGCGACACGTCGTAGACCCGCTCAGTGTGGGCAACGTCGCCCCGGTAGTAGGTATCGATCAGGTCGACCATTGCAGCCGCCCAACCCTCGCGGGAGTCCTCAACCGGGAAGGCTCCGCCCCATTCGTGGGAGTAGTCGTCAGAGAGCACACCAGCGGCGCGCATGACGTCGTAATCCGGGTGGGTGGGGTCACACACCACATGGACGTTCAGAGGCTGCGAGGGGGCACCGTACGGCTTCAGGAAGCGTGACGAGTAGTTCGCCCCGACTCCCCCACCCTCCATGAGTCGCATGAAGGTGAACTCAAAGTGATCCGACAGGGCCTTGCCCCATCCGCTGACATGGCAGTTGAAGAGGTACTGACGACCAGGGACGCCGGAAGCCCAGAGGTGACGACCAGCGGGAAGGATCTTGAAGTCATACATCAGCTCGATCAGCCGCTCACGCTCACCAGGCTCGATGCGCTGGGCAGGGACCAGGCCCGTGTTCCCGTCAACCACGCGGGTCACAGTGTCGAGCCACGTCTCACGCTGGCCGTTGGGCTTGACTCGCTGGTAGGTGCGCTCGTAAACGGTGGCGCCGGTCGGTCCAAACTTGGGGTCGTGCAAAACATGCTCCTCATGGAAGAGGGGGCCAGAGTGTGAACCCTGACCCCCGATTGGTTGTGACTACTTGCGACCAGCGGGCTTGCGCGCCTCAGCGGCAGCAGCCTCCCAGGCCAGCCGGTCAGCGTCGTCCGTGGCCACGATGTCGATGTACTTGCCCGCGAACTCCGTACGGGCCTGCGACAGGTTCACCTTGCAGGTACCAGCGGTGAAGCCCAGGTGAGCGGCCAGTCCCTCACGGTCGCATCCGTCGCCCCACCCGAAGTCTTCAACGCCACCGATGCCGAACGAGTGGACCAGGACCACACGACGCGAGGGGCGCATACCGTCCAGCGCGCTGTGAACGCCATCGATCTTGGCTGCCTTGTCCTCACGGCGATCGTCGGACACGTCGCGCAGGTCATCAGTGAGCGCGGACTCAGTGGCAGTCGAGACGTAGCTACGGAGGATCGCAACGGCGTCCAGTACGTACCGGCGAACCGTTTCGTCACGCGGAACGGTGAGGGTGTCCTCGATCGCGTCAACGTCCTCAGCGGCCACCGGAAGGGCCGAGAGCACCTCGCGGGCGGTCGAGTACGTCTGAAGCACTGCGAGAGCTTCCAGGGCGGCACCACGGCCCACCTTGGGGCGGATCTCGTCGTTGCTCTCGTCGGTCACGGCCAGCGTGTGAATGATGCTGGTCTCGTCGTCGTCACCGCTGGTCTTGTCGATGGACACCGGACCCTGCCACGCGAGGCGAGCAGCAAAGGCCCGGTCCTTGCTCAGCCGCTTGCCCTTGGCCGGAACAGTCTGGGCGAGCTTCTCAGCCTCGAACACGTTGCCCTCAGCGAGAGTGACCATGGCCTTGAAGGTGGAGAACGCATCCCGGTCCACACCGGCGTTCCGCTCAGCGTTCGTCTTGGCCTTCAGCTCACCGGCCATGGCGCCGTACAGGTACTCACGGAAGGCGTCCACGCTGTCACCCTCCCAGCGCGGGAGGTACTCGAAGAGAGCAACAAGCGCGTCCTGCCGGAACTCCTCGGCGTAGTCGCTGTACCGGGCCGGGTTGGTGGCCAGTACACCCGCAGCCTTGGAAGCGAGGCGCCCAATCCGGCTGTCCATCTCGTCGAGCACAGCGCGGATGGCGTCAAGGTCGTTGTTCTGGGCGGCGTGGATCTGGTCCAGGGTCAGGTTCGCGCTCATTTGTTGATCTCCCTCACGTAGTGGCTCAGTGCCTCTGTCGAGTCGGTTAGCTGCTCGGCTCGGCGTTGCTGAGGTGAGTTCTACGTGGTTTTTCGTAGGTGGTGCAAGCAGCTTTCGTAGGTGACAAGCTGTTAGATCAGCTACTAAGGGAGGTCGTTGTAAGGGATTCCAAGGCGTTACCCGGGTTCGTACCTTGGAAGTAGTGGGTTTGGCATCCGCAAACGGTTTCGTTAGCTGCGAATGTGGGTGTTTGCAGTGACTACATGTGAGCCGCAGCACAACGACAAAAGGGCCACCCTCCGTGATGGAAGATGGCCCAGATGTCTACTGTCAGTAGTCAGCGCCGTAGAGGCTGCCCCACGAACGCTGACCGATTTCCGCCGCTGCCTCGATCGGCACGCCGTACAGGTCGAACGTCATGCACTTCTCGATCTCTCGCGCGTAGTCGCTGGCCTCAGCCTGCGGGACAGATGCGAGGATTTCGTCATGAATCGGCAGGCGCATGGTGTCCAGTAGCCCCGCCTCCTCCATGTTGATGAGGCTCTGACCGAGACAGTCACGGGCAGCGGACTGGACCCCGTAGTTGACTACGGCGTAGGTGCGCTCACGGTCGAGAGGCAGACGACGACCAGTCACCGACACATGGACCATGCCAGTCTCGTACGCCTCACGCTGCCAGCGATTCGACATGCGCTTGACTTCCGGGTAGACCCGGTCATACGCAGCGAGCGCGCGCCTGACGTCGTCCATGGGGGCACCGGTCTGCCGCTGAATCGTGGCTGCGCCACCCCCGTAGACCTTGCCAAAGGCGATGCCCTTGGAGATCTTGCGGTGCTTGGGGGTGAAGTTCTCGCCGAACACCATTCGCGCCGTGAAGCTGTGCAGATCCTCGCCGTTCGTGATGGCTTCCTTCATGCGCTTCACGTCACCCAGGGCAGCCAACACCCGCAGCTCTACGGCAGCAAAGTCAGTGGACACCATCACTTCACCAGGCTCAGCGAGCAAGGCGCGACGGATCATCGCATCACCAGATGGCAGAGTCTGAAGGGCGGGGCGCGTGATGCTCATACGGCCCGTGCGTGCCTGCATACTGTTGACGAATGCGTGCACCCGTCCGTCAGAGTCCATCGTGTCAAGGAACGTCTGAGTGTAGGCACTGCGCCACTTGCCAGCGCGCTTGCTCTTCAGGATGGCTTCAGCGAGCGGGTTTGCCTTCCGCAGGCCGAGCGGCTCCCATGAGTTCTGGTCAAGGTCAGCGAGCGCGCACAGGACAGCCTTGTCAGCCTTGTAGGCGCCGGAAGCCGTGCGATCTACCAGGGTCTCCCCCATGGCCAACAGCGCCTCTGTTACCTGCTTGGTGGCGTTGATGTTCTCGACCCCGTAGCGCAGGGCCTGAGCCTCGTACCGTGTGGCATCCTCCGACAACCGCGCGTCAAGCGCCTGCGTGTAGTCGACGTCAAGAACCATCCCCTTGCGCTGCATGATGGCGCAGATGCGGGCAATCTCATGTTCGTAGGCGACGAGCCGGGGTCGAACGTCCAGCTTCTCAAGCTCAGTGTCTAGGGCCACGTCGAGCCGAGACGTGAGGATGACGTCAAGTCCCGCGTACAGGAGGTAAGTCGGGTGGTCCAGCGGGATGCCTGCCCACCCAGTTGCCTTGGTCAGCTTCAGCGAGCGGAAGACTGCTGTCAGGTCCCCTTGCGTGTCCGGGCTTGCCGGGTCGAGGTAGTACGCGCTGAGAGGCTTGAGACCCGTTCCGCGCCCACCTTCCTGGGGTTGCCGGGGGTCGACCAGGCCAGCCTTTAGGCGAGTGTCGATGGTGCGCGGGGCGAGAGACTCGATGGACTCACCGGCGTGGCGGTCGAGTACGGCCCAGTCAAACGGCGCGTTGTGGATCTGGAAGCGTCGCCCGATGCGAAGCGCCCACCGTGCTACCTCAGCGAAGAACCCGCCAAGCTCGTACAGGATCACCCACCCCGTACGCGCGTCGCCAAACTGAACGGTGCGGAGTCGGTAACCGGGCGAGTAGATGTCAAGCCCAGTGGTCTCCGTGTCCAGCGCGATGGGGCCAGCCTCATTGGCTCGCTCGAACCATGCGCGGAACTCCATCAGGTCGTCATACGTCTCGGGAACCTTGACAGTGACCGGATCACCAGCGATGGCGTAGGGATAGACCTTCATGCGGCGTAGCCTCCTGTGTGCAACGCAAAGGGGCCACCTACGAACTTTCGTAGATGACCCCTGCGTAGTTGTGTCAGCCCGTGCTTGGCGGGCTCTGTGTTGACTCCCTGTCGAGTCGGTTAGCTCAGTCCTTGCCGAAGATGCCGGGACCGGTAGTCACAGGCCCAGCGTCAGCGTGGCGGATACCGAAGAGGGTGATTCCCTTCTCAGTCTTGCTGCGGGAAATGCCCCGCTCCTCCATCGCGCTGTAGAACGTCTGACGCTTCCAACGCTCCTTCTGGGGGAGGTTCTCCGCCTCACACCATTCGAGGTACGTCGTGAACGCTTCGTTGCCCAGGATTCGGGCGTCAGGGTCGGCGACGAGTACACCCGGGTAGAACCCAGCGAGAGAGTCCGAAGTCTCCTTGTACTCCTTGGTGGCCTGCGAGATGGACTCAGGGTCAGTAAGACCCTCGTTGAACCAGAGCTGTGCACCACGGACGGCCCAGGCAGCAATACCCTTGGCCTCAGTCATCAGCTTCTTGTCGAGGTCATGATCACGCTCATGGGGCGCAAAGAAGCGCTTGAACGGGATCATCTTGACTCGGCGCCACAGGCCATCATCCTGCCCACGGAACTTGGGCTTGTGGTTGGTGGCGAGCATGAGCAGGAACGACGGGCGGAACTCGAAGAACTCTTGACGCAGGAAGCGAGCGGCAACCATGTCCTTACCGGTCACACGCTTCAGGATCGCTTCCGACATGGGCTTACCTGACTCACCCTCAGACGCCATGACGAACCGTGCACCACGCAGGGCGGCAATGTCGTTGGGGATGCCTCCGCCTTGCTTGTCCTCGAACGTGGCGAACGGCGTGGTCTTGGTGATGGTGCCGAATACCGATGACAGGGTGTCAGTGAGTACGGACTTACCGTTAGCACCCTTACCCCACAGCACAGCGAAGCACTGCTCATCTGTGTAGCCGGTGACCCCGTACCCACACAGGCGCTGCATGTACGGGACAAGGTCCGGGTTCTCCGGGAAGATCTCCGTCATGAAGTTTTCCCAGCGGGGGCACTTGGCGTCAGCGTCGTACTCGATGGCGAGGGAGTACGTGAGCATGTCCTCTTTGCGGTGGGGGCGCAGGGTAGCCGTGCGCAGTTCCACCGTGCCGTTCGCGAAGCTGAGGAGATCCGGCCGGTTGTCAAACTCTTGCGGCGCAACGTAGACGCTGGGCACGCTGCGAAGCTCGGTCATGAGAGCGTCGATACGAGACGTCATCGTGAAGCCCTTGGACTCCTGAAGCTTCCCAGCGAGCACCAGGGCAGCACCCATACGGTGGATCTCCTGACGTACCTTCACCTCAGAGCGCTCCCAGGTGCGACCGTTCCAGGTGTAGAAGCCAAGGCCGGGGGCGAACTTGATACGGCCGTCAGTCCAAGCCACCAGCGCATGAGCGTTCATCGCGTCAGACTCGCCGTACCGCTCGATCAGCGAAGCGAGGATGCGCCCAGCTTCGGCACCCTGGTCACGCGAGACGATGTCAGCGCCGGTAGCTTCGGCCAGTTCCGCCGTAACAGCAGCCGTGCGGACCTCTTCGGGCTTGGCCACGGGGCGGGCAGACTTCACAGCGCTGTGGAGCGAGCCAGCGAAGTTGCGCGGGTCAGCCGCTCGCCAGTCAGTCAGGTCCGACTTGTTGCCCAGGTTCGGCAGGGGCAGCGCGTAGACGTCGATACCGAACGGCTTCAGTCCGGCCGCAAGCTTCCGGTTGAAGTCCTGCCCTGCCTTGTCGTTGTCACCACACGCGATGACCTGCGTTCCAGCCACACCAGCGGCGATCTCGGCGAGCGTCTCGGGGGAAGCGACGAGCGAGGCACCCCGGACCATGACCACGTCGTAGCCCACGGAAACCGCTGTGAGGCCATCTCCGGGCCCTTCAGTGACCAGGGTGACCCCGTACCCACCATCGCCCTTGAACACGCCGTAGGGAGCCCAGCGGAAGCCTTCCGGGTTGGTCAGCGAGAGCCAGCGCCCAGGGCAGTTACCCGTCAGGTCTCGACCCTGCAAGCCACGCGGGTTGCCGTTGAAGTCGAGCAGCGGAACCGTGAGCCGCGCGTAACGCTTGTAGGCAGTGCTGAGAGCGGACCACAGCGGGTTGACCGTGGTGTCATCCACACCCACACCCAAGTCATACGCCGTGTCAACCGCCATGCCGAACCGCTGAACGAGGTAGTCACGGGCAACCTCAGACCACTCGTCGGAGTAGTCCATCAGACGATCCCGCGCGTCGTCCACGTACATGGTGAGCGCTGCAATGTGCTTCGGTCCGACGATCTCAGGGCGAGCAGCCGCAACCGTGGGGGCATCCCCCTCAACCTCGAACATGTCTCGCCACTCCAAACCGGCCGCCTTGACCACGTCTCCTGTCTTGCACCCTGCACGGCACGTCAGCCGCACCTTGCGATCGTCACCAATCCAGATACGGAGCGACGGGCGAGAGTCCCCATGCGAGGGACACACAGCGAGGAAACCCCCGTCCGCCTGCTCCGACACATCATCGAATCGGCCCAACAGCTCGTTGACCTGCACCGTAATTTCCTTTCGTTGGCTTCGATGCGGTCTCTGTCGAGTCGGTTAGCAGCACGCGTAAAGCGTCTAGAACGGGGGCTCTTCCGGCTGCCCGAACGTCTCGGACCACTCGGCCAGCGTCTTTGCTCCCTTGCTCAGGTTGCAGGGTGCGCACGCTGGGACGATGTTGGATTCCGTGTCGCTGCCTCCCTTGCTCAGCGGCTCGACATGGTCAAGGTGGGTGGCGTGCGCTCCGCAGTAGGCACACTTGTGGTTCCAGCGTTCGAGAATCGCGGTACGCGAGTACTCCTCATGGGCAACGCCGTAGGTCTCAGCACGTCGCTTGTGGGTGAGCGTGTGCCGCTTGTCCGGGGGCAACGACCGGTAGTAGTTCTTGACGTGCTGCTGTTGCTTCTTACGGCGACAGGTAGCGCATGCGCTGGACGGCTTCTTAGCTTTGCCAGCGAGGAACTGGGCAGCGGGCTTTCCCCGCCCGCATAGTCGGCACACCTGCACTGGGCACCTCCGAAAGTTCGTATGTGGTCAACCCAAAGAAGGGGCCAGCGCCGTAGCACTGACCCCAGCTTTGGTCTACTCGGTTGCTTGGTTGATGAAGTCCGGAGCAACCAGCCGGACGTGTTCGGCGCCGATCTTGACAGGGTCCAATGTGCGACGACGCGTGAAGCCTGACTCAGTACCGGTCGGCTGTACCTGAAGGATCGGTATGAGCCGACCCGCTACCTTCTCCGTGGTGACGTCGAGGACCACGGCGTCAGTCATGCGGACCCGGTTACCGTGGCGCACGGCGTACGTGACCAGGTCCCCCGCGTAAAGCTCCTCGCCTGCGTAGTCAGTGACTACCCCACGCTTCCCCATTACGGCTGCCCCTTCGTGCTGTCAGCGATGGCCAGCGTGCGAGTAGCAGCCTGAGCCAACTTCACCTGAGTGCCCAGGTCGAGCGACACATACGAACGGCCGTACAGGACCATGGCCAACGTTCCGGCCACCTGGTCAAGGCGCGGGACGATGCGCTCAATGTCCGTGACGGGCACCAGCGACACGTTCCCATCAGCCTTGCGGATCAGGTAGCGCAGGCGCGCACCAGTCGTCTTGTGCGGACCGGACAGCACCTCAGCGGGCATGGTCATGTCTCGGTATCGGACCTTGCTGCCCGGCTTGTACTCTGCCATCTGCTCTCTCCTCGGGTCTCGTTCGGGGGTGAAGATGAATGCCATGTGGCTACGCCTCTCTCTCCTAACGCCCTAAAGCCCGACCCGCTGACACATGGCCAGTGGGACGGGCAAGGGAGTTACTCAGCGAGGTATGCGGCGATCAGCGTTGCACCACCCGGGAAAGTCGTGGGGACCGTTCGCGCTGACAGGTTCGAGCCGTTGGGCTTCACGCCTTCCAGGTGGACCACAGCGGAACGAGCAAGGGCAGCACCACCGGCGATCACCAGGGCATGCACGAACTCACCTTCGGCAGGGGCGTCAGTGCGCTCTACGGAGTACAGGGCCATGCGTTCTCTCTCCTTTGCTGGGCGTAAGCCCTAGCTGTATTCGGGGTCGCCGATCGGCTCATCATCGATCTGGAAGCGGACACGGCGCTCATGCAGGACAGCGGGTCGAGCATCGGGCGGGAAGTTCCACAGGGGGCCCCTGACTTCAGCGTCAGAGGCACCCCTCAGAACCTCAGCCCATGCGACAAGCGCGGGCTGCTCCATGGTTTAGCGCTCCTCGCCGATCGCGTCGTTGTAGGAACCCAGCACGGTCAGCACGGGCTTGCGGTAGCTGACGTCAATGCCAGCCTTGTTGGTGTACTGGACGTGCTCAAGTTCGAGCCGTACCAGGGCCTCACCGTCGACCTGGTCAAGGGCGTCCTTGACCTCATGGATGACCTCAGCGAGAGACCAGGCCGTAGCGATCAGCTTTCCGGCGCCCAGCTCGTAGCCAGCACCAGCGAGACGGAACGTGACGTTGATCGAGGGGGACGGACCACGGCGACGCTTGGCAAGGTCCTTGCGCTCAGCCATCGTTCGCGGGCATCCGCACGGCTGGCCCTTGTCCTCAGCGGGAGACAGGAAGTACTCACCGTCGCACTCATGGACCGGACCGCCCGGACCCCACAGGATCAGCTTGTCTTCGATGGCCTTGGAGCCGTTGACCACGATCTCAACCGAGGGGGTCTCGGTCATGACGTGCAAGTTCATCTGCTTGGTGGGGTCGTACTCCTCAGCCGTACCGCCGAGCAGCTCAGAGATGCCCTGCGCCACGCTCGGATCGTCGGTCAGGACACGCCAGTTGGCCAGGCTCACCGGCTCCATGCGTCGGGTGTCAGGGTTGCGGACCTGCATACCAGACCGGAACTGGAAGACCGGGCGCTCATACTCAACCTTCGCCTTGCGCGGCTTGGGCTTGGCGTCAGGGTCGGTGTCGAAGATGCGCAGGGCCATGGGTGGTACCTCATTCTGTGGGGCGCTGATCGCGCAGACTGTGAAGGTGGAACGGGGAGAGGCGGGGCCGCAACTTGGTTGCTCCTGCCGCTCTCTCCCCCTTCGTTGTTGCTCTGTCGAGTCGGTTAGCGCCTACGCTCGCCGCTGAGTACCAGTGATCAGCGCGCCATCCGTCGACCAGATGGGATCACCAAGCACGGTCTTGCTCGTCTTGTTGACCCACTCGAACGTTCGGCGCAGCGTGGTGAAGTGATCGAACACTTCCTGATCGATGCGGACCGGCTTGAACGCTGCCTGATCCTCAGTGATGTGCAGGACCACAGCGCCGTCAAAGTCGGGCATCGGCTCTTCGTTGCCCTGCGGGTCGACGATCTTGTCTGCATGGGCGTACGCGGACATCTGTAGGGCCACGTCCGGGTAGGTGCTCTTCGAGGTCTTCCAGTCCGCCATGACCAGGGCGGTTTCCCCCTGCGGGTCAGGCTTGCCCTTGTCGTCGAGCTTCAGGCGCAGGATGCCGTCAAAGCTTCCGGCGTACTCATGGGTGTCAGACCAGGCGACGTCTTCAGCGCGCACAAGCTCAGGCTGTACGCCGTCGAGGAACGCAGCGAAGTTGCGCTGATACGGGACCATGTCCGGGTGAACGCGACCGACGTACTCACCCCGGATCATGCGCTCGAACAGGTCGTGTGCGTCGCTGCCCACCTTGCTGCGAGTCTTGGTGTAGCGGTTGGCTGCACCCTTCAGGTACTGCACAGCGCCGTCACGGTCTCGCGCTGCCATCTGCTCAATGAAGTCCAGCGAATCGACGGCCAGCTCTGCAACCATCTTCGCTTGCCAGAATGCAAGGAACGGCTTGGGCAGCATGCCAACGACTGACGTCACGCCCGGGTACTTGATCTCGGGCGCAGCCTCGTTGAAGTAGAAGCGCGAACCGGAGCGCTGGATAGTGCGGATTCCCACTGTGGGGCCCCTCTCGTCGGTGGTTACAGAGAGGGTCTGTCGAGTGGGTTAGCGGCTGACGAACTGACGAACAGTACTGAGGATCTTGTTTCCCTTAGAGTTTTCTTAGGTGTTCTAGAAACATAGGTAAGTTCGTCAGTTCGTCAGGATTGAGGCTCATCCGCTGTATGGCCGTGTGCGGGCATGAAAAAGCCCCGCCCGACCAGGTCACCAGGGACCGGCCGAACGGGGCGGAGACGAGCGCTGAGCGCCTACAGGGTGGCAGTAATCATGGCCTTGACTGCTGCGTAGAGTTCCTCAAGCTCAGCGCGGATGGCGTCCTTGGTCTCCTCGCTCGCTGACTCGAAGTCTTCCGGCTTGGCCTTGGATACGTCCCGCTTCATCTTCTGGACGAACGAGCGCACGCGTACGTCAGGGGTTTCCTCGGGGGTCTCCTCGGGCGCCTCGATCTCCTCGGGGACAGGCTCACCAGCGGTCAGCGCAGCCTTGGCCCTGTACCTCTCGCGCTGCAACTCGCCGTGCCCCTTCAGCTGCGTCCCGTACAGGTCAGCGATGAACTTGGACACGGGCACATCTTCCGGCTTGGCCTCAAGAGCCTTGGCGTACCGCTTCTGCTCCTCGGGGTCCGTGTCGAGGCTGCGCAGGTACTTGGCGCGCACGTCAGAACGCTGGTGCTGCACGGCACGCTGAAGCTTGTTGAGCGCCTCTTCCGTGTCGTAGTCCCGCTCGAACCCCTCCCCTGCCTTGGCGTACAGCGCGCGTGCTGCCTCCTTCGCTGCGTGGCTTGCACCCAGGATGTCAGGGTTGCCCTCCTTGTTGGGGATGCGGTGCCACATGTCCAGCATGATGGCAGCAACATCCTTGGCAAGGTCGCTGGTCTTCAGGTGCAGCTTGACACCCTCGGCCACCCGCTCAGCACCATCAGCGATGAGTTCTGAGACACCCGCGTAGATGCTGTAGTCCTTGGGGTCGACCGAGTCAACCTCAGCCTTGGGCTTGGCCTTGGGCTCAGGCTTCTCCTGTACCAGGGCAGCAGCGCGGAACTCCTCACGCAGCCGCTTCTTGAGTCCGGCGAACGTCTCGTCACCGTGCTTGCCCCGGGTCGGCAGGCCGCTGATGAGTGTCTCGGTCTCCTTGTTCAGCGCTGCGAGACCCTCGGCGTTCTCGGCCTCAGCAAGCGACTTGGCGCGCTCGATGTTCGCCTCTACCTGCTCGATGGTCTGCTCAGGGTTGTTCTCGGTCACGATCTCTCCCGTGGTTTCGGCCTCAGCCAACATGGCCTCAGCGGCTTTCTCGCAGGTCTTGCACAGCTTGCGCGTCGACTTGCGCGCAGCTTCCAGGGCCTCACGCAGCGACTCGAACGACTGTCCGTCAGCGAAGCGGTACCGAGTCAGTGAACCGCAAGCGTTCTGCGAGTAGTCCGAAACGTAACCGTCACGCTCGACGCCCCCACCAGTAGTACGGATCTCCAGCCCAGCGATGTGGGTTGTGGTCCGGTTGTACTTGAGGGTGAACATGTCGTTGCCTCTCCGTCGCTGCGTCGTCCTTACGTAGGAGAGCTTAGGTGACTAGGTCTCAGGTGTCAAACCACTTACGAAAAAAGCCCCCGGCAACCGCCCAACAGGGCAGCCACCAGGGGCAAGTTCTACAGCGGGAGATCGGCGAGCCGGGTGTAGAGATCCTCGATTCCGGCCGTGTTGTAGACGACGTGATCAGCCTCAAAGGCGTTCAGCGCTGTCTCGCTGGAATGCAAGGCAGCGTCACCGTTCAGCCGCTCGGGCCGGACGATGCGGACCAGGGTGAAGCCACGGGCGCGCAGGGCCTCAGCCTCGTTGGGGTACCGGACGTCAGCCACGACTACGGGTAGGTTCCACGCTTCGGCCGTGTCTAGCTTCCGGTCCATGGCGTTGACCCAGTAGTTGTCATCGTGCTCGCGGATGCTCTGGCCCGTGTGCTGCAACAGGCGCCGAACCTCCGGGTAGTTGTCCTTGGCGTACTCCCAACCGACGTCACGGATCAGCGCGTCAAGGCGGACATGTACGCCGTAACCAGTGGGTACCAGCGGGTTGATGCTGAGCGTCATCTCTTTGAGCGGGTCAGCGAATGCGAGCCGGGTGTAAGCGTGCTTCCGCACGAAGTACAGGGCAGCCGTGTCTTTCCCGCTGCGAGCCTTACCGATGATGCCGATGTTCCGCACGACGTTCCCTCTCCTTGGGCTAGTCCTCAGAGAGGGTCTGTCGAGTCGGTTAGCTAGGCGCCCAGGAACACCCGCAGCACCTTGACAACGTCATCTGTCGGGAAGTCAGGCACATAGCGCGAGACGAACGGCAGGGCGACAATCACAGCGGAAGCCACCTTGCGCCGATGTGCGACGAGCCAGTACCAGGCTTCGCGTAGCTTCGAGGATTCGGCAGAGTGGTTGCCCACAGGGTTAGCCTCCAATGGCCTTGGCGATAGTGATTCCGGCGCTGGTGATGGCGCCGATTGCTGCGACGGGAACCGTGTACTTCCAGCGCTCGACGCTGCGTATCCGGTCCTCATGGTCGTCTAGCTGCTTGCTGACTTCCGCGTTCGACTGTACGAGCGACCGGACGTCATCGCGCAGACCAACAATCTGGTCATAGATCTCGCGCGCTGAGATGGTCACTCCTAGTGGGTCGTTCTCTGACATTACGCAACCCCCGTTACGCGACCACGGTGAACCCGTGCTTGTTGCCCAGCTTGGTCAGCGAGACGAAACCGGGAATGCCGTCTGCGTCCGCTCCGCTATAGCCAAGCTTGCGCTGCCACTTGCGGTAAGCGGCAATCGTGGTGGTGCCGTAACTCCCGTCGCTGGCATACGCCTTGGCTAGGTAGCCCTCAGCACGTAGCGCAGCCTCAACTAGCTTGACACCAGCGGCGTAGGTCTTGTGTCCCTGCGGGGCGCCCGGGTCAGTCTTGGCCGCACGCACCAGCTCACTCAGATCAACCTTGGGCTTGGCCGCAGGCTTCGAGGGAGAGGGGGCAGGCTTGGACGCCGTAGGCGCAGCAGCGAACAGGGCCGTCTTGCTGATCGCGCCCGGGTCCCAGTGGTCGTTACCGGGAACGTTGCTGTGTCCGTAGTGGCCAGCCTTGTTGAGCCAGACATCACGCGAACGCTTCGCAGCGCTGTCCCCGTACTTGCTCGCCAGCGCACCCATGGGGAAGGTGTCCGGGATACCCCAACTGCGAATGGCAGCCATGAGCTTGCGGAAGTTGGGGCCAGGCTTCCAGTACCCAGTGAAGGGCGTACCGGCTCGGGCGAGAACCTCGATCTGAATGCAGACCCTGCCCGTTCGGTTCGTGCGCGTGGCACCGTCGTTCTTCAGGGCTCGTGCCGACTGACTCAGCGGACCGAACTGCCCGAGCCTGTCAGTCGTGGGGTCGTACAGGATGTGCGGCTCAGCGCCAATGGTGCGTAGGTACTTGCCCACAGCGTCGAACGCAGCGTTACCGGCGCCCGATTCGGTCGTGTGCCAGACCACGCGAGGCGGGCGAGATGCGCTGTCCATGGCTCCGCCGATCGAGCCAGAGCCGAGACGCTCAGCGCCCGTAATCCATGCGGTACCCAAGTGGGTTACTCCTTCGTGTGAGGGGCGGGGGCCTGCGCCGTGCAGGACCCCCACCTACGAACTTTCGTACGTGCTAGCTGACTCGGTTGAATCCGGGGGACGTGGTGCCACCGCCGAACGAAGTAGTAGCAGCCGTGGTGAACACCAGCGCAACAGCCGTGGTCCAGCCGTTTCCGGTCAGGTCGTTGTTCGCCACCGTGTTACCACCTGCGCCCGTACCTGACACCGTGACACCGTTCGTGCCGGAACCCTTGATGATTCGGTTGTTGGCTACCGTGCCATCTGACGCGTTGTCACTGAGGCGGACAGCAGCCGACGCAGCCCCGCTGATCCAGTTCCCGTTTACAAGGAAGTCGTTGTGGTCAGCGATGAAGATTCCGTGGTTGGTGGCCGTGGTGTCGATGGTGTTGCCATGGACGTTGGCGCCGGTACCACGGCTGACGTTGACGCCGTTGGACTGCGGGTTACGAATGGTGTTACTGCCGATGTTCGGGCCCGTGCAGTCGAACGCCACGATTCCCGTAGAGGCAGTAGAACTGATCGTGTTACCGGTGACCGTGGGGCGGGAACACCACTCAACGTGGATGCCGTTGGACGTGTCAGAGGTAAGACCCAGGATCGAGTTACCCGTGATGGAAACCTGGTCCCACGTCCCGCCCGAGGCGCCGTATACGCGGATTCCGGAGTCATCACCAGCGCTGTCAATGGTGTTGCCGCTGATGACGATGTTCTTGCCGTTGGCCAGGAAGTCAGCCGGGTCAGGGCGGGAAAGCTGGATGCCCGATAGGCCCGAGTTGAACACCACGTTGTTCGCGATGACAGCGCGTCGCCAGCCGAAACCGTAAACGCCCTGGTGCGCGACGTCGTCAAACCGGTTGTTGACGACCTGGATTCCGTAGTAGTAGGTGCCGGAAACCAGCATGTGAGAGCCAACACCACGACCGAACGAACCACAGCGGGAAGAGGCGCGCACTAGGCAGCCATCCACCAGGATGTTCTTAGACATCGTGTTGTCGAACGAGCCGATAGCAGCGCTGCCCGACTTAGCCATGTCAATCTGAATGGCTTCCGAGAACGAGCGCGAGGCGTCGCCGGAGTTGTCCACGTACCCGAGGAACTGGCAGTTCAACGCTCGCCCACCGTCAGTGGAGTTGAACTCAATCCCGTGGGCAGACGAGACGTTGGTAATGATCGCGTCTCGTACCGTGATGTCCGTGCAGTGGATGAAGCCCATACAGTTCGTCATGGCGGTGACAGATCCGTCAGTGCCGTTGAACGCGTTACAGTCCCAGGTGCCACCCAGAACGGTGATGTGGGAATGGCCCCCGTACCCGCTGAACGTTTCGGTAGACAGGAAGTTGCGCAGCAGCCCCGTGTTACCGATGCTCTTGATCGTGGCGCCGTAGGCGTAGATCGTCGTGTAGTCGTAGACCACCAGGAAGTTGGAAACCGCGTAGGTCTTGCCCGGCGTGAACTGGACCAGGCCACCCCCGCTATCCTTAGCGAAGTCGAGGGCGGCCTGAATCGCCAGCGTGTCATCAGTAATCCCGTTGCCGACAGCGCCGAAGGTTTCGACGTTGACCGTGCTGGACGTATTCAGTCGCTCAAGCATGTACTGAAGACGACCGCCGGTAATGTCCATACCGGGGCGCCACATGTCGACAGGGGTACTCAATGCTTTCTCCTTAGAGAGACGTGATCGCAGGGGTAGCGATGTTGATTGCAGTCCCGTAGGTCTGCGCCTTCACAACGCCATTGACCGAGCGATCAACCGTGAATATCTGAGAGTCGGTCACGCTGATGTCATCGAATTCGATGTTGACGGGCAGCGTGTTGGTGTTGGCAGGACCGAGGAACGAACGCACCGCAATACCACCAGCGTTGGGCAGCGACGTGTCAGTAACAGTCAGCTGCCATCCCTCGGGCTCAGCGGTACCCACCTTCCAGAACTTCGTGTAGAGCGTGTCACCCTCTACCCTCTGCCGAACCGTGTATTGCGCCCCAGCGGAGTGCGTGAGCTTAGTTCCGTAGGTGGCTAGTACGGTCTCGCTCGGCGTGCGCTTGCGTAGCGAAAGCTCAGCAGTCGCAGCAGATGAGGAGAAGAACACGCGAGTGAAGTAGTACTGCGTTACGTCGCTGTTTGTACGAATCGGGAAGTAGGTGTAGATCCCTTCCCCGGTCGGTACCACTGGCATAGTGAACGTGGTCAGGGTCTCCACGTCCTTCAGCGAAATGGTGTTGAGCGCCGTAATGCGGAATACGTTTTTCGTCGAGTGGATATGGCGGCCGATGCTGCCGTTGGTCACGTAGTCGGACACCGGGGCGTTGCCGTAGACCTGCCAAGGCTGGCCCGAGTCGGCGTTACCCCAACCGTTCGTGGTCGAGCGGGTGAACGTGTCACTGACAGCGAGATCAGAAACCGCGAAGCAGCGAGCACCCCACACGTAGAACGGCTGAGCCGGGGGCGTGCCGTCGAATCGCGGGCGAACTCGTCCACGGTCCGTGTTGGCCGCAGAGGTGAAGTCGTACTGAATCCACGTCCACACGTTCGCCGGTAGGACCGTTCCCGTAGCGGGTCCAGCCGTAGCCAGGAACGTACCCGCTGCGTTGTACTGGTGCACCGTGGCGCGTAGGTCAGCCATGCCCGTAGGCGAGTAGGCCCAGTAACCCACCCGGTACCGCGTAAGCGGCTTCAGGGTGCCCGGAGCAGACAGCGTAGAGGCAGCACCACCAACAGCGCCCGTACCATTCGGCGTGATGACCAGCGAGCCAGTCTCAGCCTTGGGATGCTTGACCGTGGTCGAGTACCCCACAGTGGCGTTGGTGTCGACACCCCATCCGCTGATCCCACCATCCATGTACGGGTTATCCGGAATCGGCATGGAGCCAACCGACTTGACGCGCATAAGCTCGCCACTCGCCCGAATGTAGTACGGCAGGAACTGCGGGTCAGACGTCCACATGGGTCCGGCCGTAGTGCGTATGGTCAGGTCCGTAGCGGTCGACGTTGCAGCCGTAGCCAGGATCGTGCCATCCGTGTCAGCCTGCCCGTAGAGCGGGTGATCGGTTACGGCCGTATCCCAGGGGTCAGCGGGAACACAGTTCAGCGTGAGTTCCCAGCGGTACAGATCGAGCGTCTCTTGCCACCCGAGGACGATCAAGTCAACCTCGTCATGTGACACCCACTCAGGCAGATCCGTAATCCGGATCTTGTCCCCCTCGCGCAGCTTCAGCACCAGCGGGATCAGCCACTCGGCACCCGGCTTATGGAGCATGAGCGAAACCGTGGGGTATCGCGCTGCGTCGTAGGTGCCCAGGTGCAGTTTCCAGTACGCGACCGGGTCTGTCTGGTCATCCTCAGCGAGGCTCAGCGTTGCGGCAGAGTCGTACTTGCCGATGCCGTCCGGCGCTGCGTTGACCGACAGGGGGCCCGTTTCGAGGACAGCACGCGCAGAGCTACCACCGTCCCGAGTCACCGTGATGTCATTGATTACGGCGCTGTCATCGTCGACAGGTTCCAAGTCCGGCCCTAGACCAGGCTCGTTGTAGCTCAGCGAGATCAGCGGCGTCTGTGAGTACAAGCTCGACCGGTCCCGGTATTGCAGACCGATTCGGCGCATGTCTTCAGTGAGTAGTCCCCCGTCCCCTTCGGCAGCAGCCTCGAACAGGTCGACTAGCGGAACCTGTCGCTGGTAACCAACCTTGGCGGGAGGCAGCGCACCAGGCGTACGAGTGATGGACAGCTTCTCTTCCTGCCCGAGTCGGCGCAGGCGAGCCACGACGTCTTCACCCCGGTACGCGTCGTCAGACCCTGTATACAGAGCCGAGTTCGCTTCGCGTAGGACAGCGAGATGCCCCACGCCCCACCCTTCGGTAAGCGCTGGCCAGTCCGCTGAAACCATGCTGACGCTGCCACAGGTTCCCGTGGGGTACGTCCGGCCTAGTCCGCCTGCGTCTCCGCCAACGTCCTGCCAGTTGATGCGCCAGTCAAACCCAGTGCCGCCCTCAACGTCGATGGCATAGAAGCGCAAGCGTGTCCAACCGTGGAACACGTCAGCGCCCACGCCGATGAACTGCTCAATTAGCTTGACGTTCGTGGACGAGAACCCCTGAACCGTGGCACGGCCAGAGCGCAGCAGGATTACCCACTTGCGGATGGTGCCGTTGGTGCTGAGGATCTTGACTAGTTCAACGTCCTCCCCCACGGGCACGATGTCATCAGCGTTGTAGACGAACTCGACCTGCCACTGACCAGGCGTGAAGTCGGGTACGGGGGCGGACAGCGAGCTAATGCCGGTCAGGCGAGGCAGGGGCGCAGAGCTGGGGAGCGTGTCCCAGGATGCCCACTCGACCGAGGAGACCGAGGCAGGCAGTACACCCGGGATCGGCGAGTACGCCTGTACAGCCTCTTCCTGCTCCTCCATGGGCCAGTACGCCACAGGGTTACCCGTGGGGATACGGCGCCGTAGCGTGGAGTCCAGAGACTTGGCGCCCTGCCCGAGGCGGCGCAGGATGCCGTTAGCAGTGATCGGCGAGTACCGGTCGGTGTCATCAGTCGACCAGCGCAGGGGCCAGGATGCGACTTCACCAACAAACCTGTCGTCACGGTCGCGTATCTCGCTAGCACCGCTGAGCGTCCACGTAAGGCCCTGTGAGTCGACGATGGTACTCGCACCAGGGGTAGCCGCTCGGAAGTCGGGAGAAGCCACCACAGTGCCGTTGATGCCGTTACGCACCTCGTACCGGTAGCCCCGACCGTTCAGCGGGTAGCGGGGGCGAGCGATTCCGTTCCGTAGGTCCGTGGTCCCCAGGGTCAGCGAGGCACTGCCGCTGAAGATGGGGTCAGTACCAGCGGCCACCGTGACAGGCTCGCCTATCTGCGTCCAGCCATTCGGGGCGCTGAGCGACTCGGCCCAGTAGAACGTGACCGTGTTCCCGCCGTTGCCGTTGTCGATGTCCAGCGTTGCGCGGATGGCAGCACGCTCGGGAAGCTCAGGCAGTGTGCGGCCGAAATACCGGCCAGTCTTGTACTCGTCACCATCGGTGGTGAATCGGAAGTAGACAGCACCGTCCCCAACCTGGAGTACCCAACTCTGCTGAAGAGTCGAGCGGTTCCACTTGCCAAGGACAAGTTGATTGTTCGAGCCGTACCAGTCGGGGGCAAGCTCCGCCCGAACGTCAAGGTCTCCCGTGATGTCCAGCGAGGCAGTGTCAGCGGTCGACACGTAGTTGCCCGTCCGGCCGTCAAGCTGTAGGTAGTGGTCCTCATCGCTGGGCACGCTTACCCGGATAGGGGTGTTCCGGCCAATGAGCCCGTACAACGGGGACATGGCGTTACGCATGCTGTACTTGCCGGAACGGTTGTCAAGCGTCAACGTCAGGGAAGAGGGGTCAGCGGCGGAGCCCAGGTCAGGAACACCACGCGTGATGTGCTTGACCTCCCGCACGTAAACGTCCGGACTGATGTCCGACCAAGTACCGCCTAGGTTCAGTTCAGTTCGGATGTCTAGCGGGAAAGCCACCGCTGACCCCCTTTCCTTATCGTGTGCCGAAGGCAGTCTGTACGCTGCCCCGGCCGTCGTTCTTGACGATGCGTCGGATCAAACGCTTCATGTCATCGTCAGCGCCGGTAACGTCGAACGTGACAGTCTGCGTGTTTCGCAGTGCAGCGCTGACTACGCCCTTGGGGCTGACGTCCATGGCCATACCCGGAAGATCCGAAGTAAGCCCGTTCAGCTGCTTCTTGAGTAGTGGCGTCTGCTTGTCGATACCGCGCATGAAACCGCCGATGACCATTCGGCCGTTAGGCGTCAGGATCTTCTTGTCAAGCGGCTCCGGACCCTTCCAACTGGTGAGCTTGGAGGTAAGGCCACCAAGGGTGGACTTGACCGAACCAAACATGTTCTTGATTCCGTTGATGAAACCGGAGATCAGAGACTTACCAGCGCCAAGGAGCAGACCGCCCAGGTTGCCAAGTGCCGACTTGATCTTGCCCGGGATGGACTTGATAAAGGCAATGGCATCCTGTCCCTTCTGCTTCAGCGCATCGAGCAGCTTCGAGCCAGCCTCCTTGGCGACCGACCACAGCTTGCCCGCAAGGGGCTTGATTGCGGACCAGATCTGACCAGGGAGTTTGGTGAAGATGCCTATCAGGAACTTGGCAGCGCCCGAAAGAGCCTGCTTGGCTAGGTCGAGAGCACCGCTGAAGTCACCGCGCAGCAGAGCCGCAATCGCCTGAATGGCCGGAACCACAACGGTCGTGATGAAGCCAGCAAGCTGGTTCGCCAGGATCGTTGCAAGCTTGCCCACAAGGGTGATGATCGGCGTAAGGATCGGAACGAGAGCGTTGATGATCGCGCCCAGTGCCCCGAACAGCGGGACCAGCGCCGTCAGGATCGGCGTAAGCGCAGGGAGCAGCGCCACGACGAGTTGCATGATCGGCGGGATAAGCGGCATGACAGCCTGAACGAGCGCTAGGAACGCGTCGACCAGGGCACCAAGTACCGGGCCCAGTGCGGCAATTACCGGCATGAGGGCTGCGCCTAGCTGCGCGATGATCGGGCCTAGTGCGCTGAGCAGCTTAGCCAGGATCGGACCAGCGAACTTGAGGATCTGCCCAAGTAGCTGACCAAGTACCGGAAGGATGCTGCCAATTGCGCCAAACAGCGAATCAAGCAGCGGACCAGCCTGCCCAATTCCCGTAGCCAGTCCGCTGAAGAGACCGCCCACACCTTCGCCGAGCTTGCCCAGGCCAGAGGCCAGACCCTCGACCAGCGGCTGAGCGCTCTTCATGATGTCCTGAAGTCCGGGCATGACACCCTTGACCAGGTCACCAATGCCAGCCACCAGCGGCTGAATCATCGGCGCAGCCTGCTTGAACATGTCACCCAGGGCAGGGGCGATCTGGTCGAAGATGCCCTGTAGCTGCTTGGCCGCATCGGCGAGCGGCTTGACCAGAGGCTGAGCGAGGCTCTGCATGGTCTTAGTGACGTGGTCCTTCAGGCCCGTAAACGCTGACTGCACTTGCTTGTTCTGTGCGGCAGCAGCTACGCCGATACCGACCATGGCAAGAGGGACAGCAGCCAACGCACCCGCAGCGCCAACGGCACCACCGGCAATGCCTGCCATTCCCATCAGTGCAGGCTTGGTTCCCTTGCTTGCCGCTGACCCCAAGGAGGTGAACGCCGAGCCCAGGCCCGAACGAACAGAGGCACCAGCGCGAGCAGCACTAGCACCCAGCGAGCGGAACGCCGAGTCAACCCGACGGCCCACCCGCTCAGCCTCAATGCGGACGGTTTCCAGCCGACGAGCAGCAGCGCGAACGCCCCGCTGTAGCTGGTCAGTGTCGATGCCAAGAGCCACGGTCAGTGAAGCCAACGTGGCCAACCGGCACCCCCTTTCTGTCCGTAGTCACCTACGAACTTTCGTACGTCCGGACGCTCCCGCCCAGAGCCGTGTTCGCCTTCATGACGTCTTGCCAAATCTCCTGGGGCGTCTTCTTGCGCTTGAACCACGTAGGCAGGAAGTCAGACGGCCTAGCACGCTTCTTGGCGCCACCGGCGTTGTGCACCGTGGCAGCAATGATGCTTGCGCTGATTTCGGCTCGTAGCCGTACGTCAAGGGGGCCGGTCACCCGCTCGTACGCCATCCATTCGGTTAGTTCCCGGGAAGACGTACGGGCGAGCAACTCGGCCACAGGCATGCCCAGATGACCAGCGAGACGGAAGTAGAACTGTCGCTCTGGACGGGACGTCAGTTTCCCGTCAGTTCCTCAACATCCTCATCGTTCAGACCAGACAGCCGCGTAGCGACGTCGACCACGCGGGTAAGAGCCTGAGCCGACTTCAGACCGAGGCGGTTGACCTCAGCGTCAGAGCGGAACAGTCGCTTGCCGTTCTCGTCCACCAGGCAGTACGCAGCGAGGCGAGCCCGGTAGCGGTCTAGGGCCTTGTCCTTGTCCACGCCATTCATGTTGGCGTTCAGCATGGCGGCTTCAAACCGGTCCCGGTCGGTGCCGCTCATGCCCTGAACGAGAACCGTACCGCCCCACTCCGGGACAGAGACAGCCTCGCGCTGAAGGTCGTCAGCACCAAGAATGTCATCAGCGGAAAGGTACATGTGTGGTTACGCTCCTGCGGTGATGGTCGGCTTACCCGACACCTTGAAAGTGAGTTCAGCGGACAGCTTGTCGTCCACCGGCGATTCCTGGGAGAACCCAGTCATGATGAGCTTGAGGTCCCACTGACCGATGCCGCCAGGGAAAACCATCTGGTAGTTGCGGGGCTTGGTGTCCTCGAAGTCTTCAACGAGGTCATCGTGAATGCGCGGGTCGTAGTTCAGCTCGATGGAAACCTCACCGGCGTCCTTCAGACCACCGATGAACTCTCGCCACCCGTCGACCGAGTCATGAGCCGTAACGTCGTACGTCTCCCGCTCGATCTCCGGACCGCTGACACTGGTCACAGAACCGATGGCTAGGAAACCTTCGGTCGGGGTGACACCATCGCCACGCTTCAGCGCAATGCCGAACGCGTCTAGTCCAGCCACGTAGTTACTCCTTAGTCATGTGTACGCGGTACTGCGCGTTGATGTGCCGTATCTCCGGGTCGGGATCGGGCAGTACCTGATGTTGGGCGTGCTTGATAAACACGTCCTTGAACCCGGAAATAGCCAGCGGCACACGATCTAGGGCAGCGTCGACGAGCGCGAACAGGTCGTAGGCTTCGCCGTTGCCGGGCGCCTTGGACCAAACATGTACGGTCACAAGGGCATTGAGTCCCTGCGCGTCGTGCTGGTCGTCCGGGTATTCGATGATCGAGCCGAGCGTGACGTAGGGGAACGGGGCCGCTTCGGGGGTGTAGTCGTACACGCGGGCAGTCAGCGAGGGTACGGCGTTCAGCTTGCCGAAAATGGCAGTCTGAAGGGGCCTCAGAGCCGTAGCCATTTACCACCGTCCCAGGTGTCGGGAGGCAGCGCGCTGCATGGCACGTTCGCCCGTGCGTCGGTGGATCTGAGCCGCAGGCCCAAGGAACGGCTGATCACTCATCTTGCTCGTTCCCTTCTCCACGTAGTAGGCGTACTCACGGGTTTTGCCGTTCTGGATCTGGACCCAGGCTTTGCCGGAACCCGTATTCACCTTTGACTCAATGGAGTTGCGCAGCGCACCCGAGCGAACAGGCGCAAGATCCTTGGCCGTTTTCTCGATGTCCTGCGCCCACTTTTCCAGCGCCTCGTTACGGGCGTCGTTGACTCTGCGAGGCAAGAGCCGTAGTCGCGCTAGCGCCTGCTTGAACCCCCGGACAGTGGCAGCCATCAGACACCCGCCTGACGTAGCTTGCAGTCAGCGCGTAGGTAGGTGTTCGGCTCGCTGGGCTGGAAGGTGGCCAGCACCTCGAACACGTCGCTTGCGCGGTGCAGTTCATCGCCCCGGAGTACATCCGCTGTAGGGAGTAGGTAGACGACGTGGGATAGGTCGGCGCCATTCTGCGCAGCTACAACCCGCTCAGTGGCGGAAGGCTGGCTCACTCGGGCGCGAACACTGCCCAGCGCAGACAGGACCGACGTGTAACCGCCCATGCCATCAGCCGTGCGCACCGTGCGGTGAACGGTCAGACTGGCGTTCAGTAGTCGGGCAATGCGGCTCATAGGCTGCGCACCACCACACCGGCGCCACTGCCGAAGCGAGCGGCCAGCCTGTTGCGCTGGAAGCCAGACAGAACCATCGTGCCGGTTTCCGTGTCGGCGTAGGTCACGGAGTAGTCACCTATGCGTTCAGCGCTGATGGCACGCGAGGCGGTCTCACCGGAGCGCAGGGCAACTAGCTCTTGTCCGGCCAGACGACAGACCAGGTCGACAATGTCAGACGGCACAGCGGGTAGGCCGTGCGTGTACGTGACCTCAACCTCAGTACCCTCGTCGAAGCCACAGGATCGCGTGAGAGCGCCTGAAAGTAGCTTGTAGTCCGAGACTGCCACCCCATCCACGGAAACCGCAGAGACGGCCGTGACGGGCCCTCCCGGTAGGCGTAGGCGGGAGCCCCTACCTTCCAGGGTGACAGTGGACGTGGTCTCGCTGATCGGGGAACCAGCGGCATCCCGGACGAGCGTGGAAGCCACGTCAAGGTAGATGGTCACTGCGTCAACCTCAGTGGGTGAGACAGTGACGCCCCGGGATTCTAGGTCAGCGATGGTGGCCAGCGGTGCGAGTGCCATCGTGGCCACCTCTCTTACTTGGTAGCCGTGCGGCGCGTGGTGCGCTTCGGCTCGGGCTCAGGCTCAGGGGCGTGCGAGTAACCACGCTTGCCGTTACCAACAAGGCATTCCGCCATGTCGTCCGGCACCTCAGTGGGAACCCCGTTTGGACCAATGACGATCGCCAAGGGTCAACCTCCAATGTTCAGTTGGGCCAAGGGGCCGCCCAGCGCACATGCACCAGGCAGCCCCACAGCAGCGACGATTACACAGACGTCCAAGCAGCGACACCGGCCGCGCGAACGACCTTGGCGCCGTAGACGTGGAGACCACGCAGACGGTCAGCGAACTTGTCCGTGGCGCGCATCGCTTCGGTCTTCTCGACCTGCGAGACGTAGGCAACGGCCGGACGGTAGAACGCCAGAGCCTGAGCCTTGGCGACGTTCGGCAGGTTCTCGCTGGTGTAGATGTCGAAGCCGAGCAGGCGACCGAGGGAAGCCTCACGGAGACCAGCGGGCGAACCGCTCTTGTCAACCGCAGTGAGCTTGCTGGACGCGTCGAGTAGGACGGCCTCGAACTCAGCGTTGACGATCAGGACACGGTTACCACCCGGAACCTTGGCCTTGTTCAGGGCCTTGCGCAGGTCACGGATGACGTCGAACGCCGAGTCACCATCGGTCAGCGCAGTACCGGCCGGGGTGGACGAGCCAGCACCAGTGACGGCCGTCGACAGGATGAACTTGTCAGCGTCCTCAGCGAGACCCTCGCCAGCGGAACGGGTGAAGGCGTCCATGGAGCCCGCAGCCTGCGCCTTGTCGATGTCGTCCACGTAGAAGTCAAAAGACTTCTCCTGGTCGATGAGGAGATCCTGAGAGGCGGTCTCGACAGCGTCAGCCGAAGTCGTGCGGCTGGTCGCGTAGTTCTTGATCGCAACAGCAGTCGCGCTGTTGATCTTCACGACGTTACCGGCCGAGGCGTTGCCCTCGTACTCACGGTTGGTCAGAGCAGCCGCAATGGCCTGCTCACGGAAGTCAGTGAGAAGCTGAGCGTTCCAGATCTCGGGGATGAAAGAGGTAACGGCCACTAGGGCACTCCATTTCTGTGATGAGTGAGCCAGCGCGGTTTACGCCAGCGGGTAGGTAACTGGTCTTACTTGCCAGTGAGAAGGTTCGTTAGCCGACCCTCGCGCTTCGCCTTTACGATCGCTTCGGGGGTCATGCCTTCAAGCTGCTCACGGGTCAGCTGAGTTGGGCCAGTCGCCTTGCGCGCTGCTCCACCGTCGCCGGAACCCTGGAAGCGTGGCCGTGCCGTTGCGGCTAGGTGTGGCTTCCTGGTGAGTAGATCTTCAATCGCGTCGTTGATCTCGTCCGTATCCACGTCGCCGTTCTCGTCAACCTCGAACTTGGTGAGGTCTAGATACAGCGCCACGTCGGAAGGATCGGCGAACTTGCCAGCGGCAGCCGCCTTGACTTCGGATCGAAGGATTCGCGCGTTGGCCTTTTCGGTGGCCTCTCGCGCAGCCTGCGAACGGATCTGGTCCGCCGTAGGCTCGTCTGTGTTCTCTCCCTTGGGGGCGCTTTCCAGCGCAGACAGGCGGGCTTCAAGGTCGCGACGCTTGTCACGCTCCTCGCGCCACTTGCCCTTCATGGAGTCCAGCGCCTTCTTACCAGCGTCGCCTAGCTGGTCGGCACCATCCGGGTTAGCGTCACCATCGCCAACTTCCGTACCCTCAGCGTCAGTCGCTGCGGAAGCGTCGTCAGTGATCGGCTGCTCATCAGTGGTGGTGCTCTCGTTTTCAGGCATGCGGGACTCCATATCTGCGCGTTGCGCGCGTACGAAAGTTCGTAGGTGCTCCGGACGTTGCGTCAGCGGAGATAGCCGTTCTTGTACAGAAGCCGGATTGCGTGGTCTCTGTCATCGCCTGCTAGGCGGTAGATCTCTTCAGGCATGAGGCGGGGCGGACGCTTGATCTTGCGCGAGCCCGTACCTACGTGGGTTACCTGAACGGTCTTGCCGAACATCTCAACCTTGTCCATGCTCTTGCGAGCGTTGACCACGCTGGAAATGTTGGCGCCATCATCAATGGCCTTGGCCCCCGCTTCCCCAAAGACCTTGCGTCGCTGGGCGGGAGTCATGCTGTCGAACAGGTCTTTGGCGTCAAGCGGTGTGGGGGTGTGCTTGCGGGTAACCGGCTCCATCGTGCAGTCACAGCGCGGATGGCGTAGGAAGCCATTGGATACGCCGTACTCACGGCCAGCGAGGATGATGCAACGCGAGCAGGCGGGAAGCTCGACCACGCGAATGTAGGACGTGACGCCCTTGTTCGCGACCATTGCGGCTTGGTCCGCCTGCCTGCCTGTGTCTGCAACCACCGTCCGGACCACCATGTCAAGGAAGGCGCCAGCACGGGCCATTGCGGCACGCGGGCTGAATCCTTGGCGCTGGGCTCGGATGGCGGTAGGTGCAGCGCGAGCAAGCAGGCCCATAGCATCGCGCCCATCGGGCGTCTGCCGGGCGAACTGCTCGGGGTCGATCTCAGGGCCCTGCGCTTCGCGCCCGAGCAGCTCACGCATGAAGGTGTGCGTTCCTTCAGCGGCGTGCAACTGCCCTGCCTGCACCATGGCCGTGACCCGGGGGAGCAACCTGCCCCAATCCCGGGCCACATCTTCAGGCCGGACCTTTGCCCACTCTGCGAGCACTGCCCGCGCTGTACCGTCTGCTAGTGCTTCACGCTCCCGCTGGTGTCTCTGCGCCCTGCGGCTGCTCGCCATTGGTGTTGTCTCCCTGTGCCGGGTCCTGTGTCATGAGCTGCGTGAAGGCGCCCATGGGATCGGCCATCAGTTCCTTCTCACGCATGTTGAGTAGGTCCACAACCTCAGTCGGCGTGAGCCCGTACCGCAGCGCGAGGAACTCGAACGGGAACCCAATCTGCTTGAGCTTCAGCAGCGAGTCAGTTAGCTGTGACTGCGAGCGGGACTCAGCCTCTGCCCACATCACACGGCCACCGGCGATGGCCAGCGCCTTAGCGTCGTCACCCTGTGCGAGCGCGACCAGTCGGAACACCTCGCGGAGCGCCTGACCAAACCACAGCTGCTTTTCCTCGGTCCGCTTGACCAGGCCGGTTTCAGCGCCTAGCAGCGCATCCCCAGAGATGTTGGTCATCTTGCCAACTAGGTAATGCTGAGGCGTACGGGTCTGCGCTGCAATGTGGCTCACTGCGGTTTCGATGATGTCCGAGTATGCGCCCAGGTTGGCCGCTGACCATTCCTCGGTTCGCACGTTGTCACCGGTGAAGAACTGCACCCGGTCTACGGCGAACTTCTCCATGTCCACGGGGCGTTCACCCACAATGGCGCCGGTCTCGTCTAGCACCGGAACAACGGGGCGTTCAGCGCCAAGGACAATGCGCGTCGGGAACGAGGCGTAATCACTGGTCGTGAAGAGCTGCGCCCACAGGAGGTTTACGGCGTCCTGCATGGCAACCACGCCGGTAATGTCGCTGATCGGATCGCCCACCAGGGTAGGCCGGTTGGGAAGCTCGACCAGCGGTACAACGCCCAGCGGGTTGGGCTGCGGGTTGGGCTCGTCGCCCGTTTCCCGTAGGTCCCACTTCTTCAGCTCGTCGTCAACGTCCTGTACGCCGGTCGACTTCTGAGCTGCACCCACACGGGCACGCTTGAACTTCCAGACCTCATCAGCGAGATAGAGCGTGGCGTAGTCGTCGGCGCCATCTTCCCAGCGCTTCAGACCTGCAAGACGCTTCCGGCGAGAGCCAGGCTCGTACGCCACAATGCACTGTGAGGCGTCCTCGAAGGTTACCTCTGGGGTCTCCGGGTCATCAGGGTTGCCCCAGACCAGCACGAAGGAACGTCCGCTGTTGATAGCACCCAGGAAGCCAAGCTGAGAGTCAGCGTCTAGGCCGTTCATCTGCCAGACACGCCAAGACTCACGGTCAGCCTCGGGCATGCCAGCGGGCTGAATGCCATTGACTGTGAGCCGCTCTACGGGGGCGTCAGAGACCACCTGTACCCAGTTGTCAGCGAACCCCTGGTAGCGCTTCCCGTGGTACTTCTTGAACTCGTCAGAGGCGAACCGTAGCGGCTGCTTGCCCCGGTAGTACTGCTCGTTGCGGTCAATCTCGAATCGGCGGGATCGTAGCTCATCTTCGAGCAGTCCCACCAGGCGTAGGGCCTCAGCTTCAGTAGCCATGCTTGCCCCCTCCTGGTGGGCTCATGCTCCGTAGTAGTACGACTTGCGCTTAGGTGCAGCCATGCCAGCGGCTACGGCGTCCATCGCAGCTTCATGGGCCAGGATGGAAGTAACGGCAATATCGATCTTTTGGTCTTGCGCTGCCTTGGCCAGCACGTAGCGGCCCTGGGGTCGAGCGGCTGCGCGGGCATTGCGAATGTGGCCGGACGTGATCGGGCATCCGTCGTGACTGAACGTGGTGTCAGCCTTACTGATGTCCGTCTTCAGACGTTCCGCAGCAGCGTGCATCTGGACAACTCGGCGCGTGTACCAGCTAATGACGACTCGATCGCCGTACTTGTCAACCCAGGTATCTACCTCTGACTCCCAGTAAGGCGGGTCAGCGTAGAGAAGCTTGACGTCATAGCGGGTCATGATCTCGTCGAGTGCCGCTGAGACTTCCAACCTGGGAACCTGTCCCCCGTAATCGGCGGGATTCCAAATGGTCGGCAGGCGGTTGGGCCCGAACGTCGGCGTGAACTGGAACCCGTCAAGGGTCTCAGCGCGAAAGCCGGTCCAGTCGTCAACGTCGGAACCATCGAACCCCAGGACAATGGGGGTCTTGGGCTCTACGCTGCGTGACCCGTTGGCGCGTGCCTCCCACAGATTGTGTTCAACCCAGGCACCAGCACCAGCGACGATGCGGTTACCAAAGAAGCGTTCCGCCTGTGCAGGGTCCGTTTCGGCTAGCTCGCTGGCCTCAGCCTCGATCGCGTCTAGGTCGATGTGCGGACAGTCACAGTAAACGGCCTTGTGGATCTTCCGGCGTTCCTGCTTGTTCCTGTAGGACAGGTTCGGCGGAGCCTGCGGGAAGTACCGGTAAACGTCCTCAGCGCTGCTCTCATGGGTGCGCTTGGCGGTCGACTCCTCGGAAGGGTCGTACGCGTTCGTCGTCTCCATGCTGCGCCCGGACATACCGGCAAGACCACGGCGCATCGTCTCAGCAACCTTGATCATTTTGTTGGTCGCTGTGTACGTGCCGGTTTCGTCTTGAATGGCAAAGGTGATCGGGTTACCAAGGCGCGATTGCGCGGAGCTTGTGACTACGTCTATTCGCCCCTCGTCGCCTACGCGTATGAACCCCTCACGCACGCTCATGATGGCGCCTAGTGACCCGTGCTTGACCATTGCCGTAAGCGGCCGGTAGACGTTCGCCACCTGGTCTTCAGAGGTCGCTAGAAGCTGAATCAGCGGAGTGGGCTGAGGGACTGCCATAGGCTCACCCGGGGCGTAGTCGTAAACGAATCCGCAGGGACAACCCCAGTCCTTGCACCGGTAGCGCTCGCCTGCGGCAGCAAAGCCGGAAAAGACCGTGGGGCCTGCGGCTTCCGCTAGGACGATGGACGCAGCGAACGGGCCTTTACCGCTCTTCTGGGACATGATGACCTGGGCACGCCGGTAGGTGAATGCCGTTGACTTCTGGCCAACCGTGGCGTCTGCCCGGACCTGGTAGAAGTTGCTGGCCACCTTCAGTTGCCACGGGAGGAACTCGAAGAACTCACCTTGACGGAAGCCGTCCGGGATCACTGCGTGTGATTCGATCCACGCGAGAGTGACAACCAGGACCTTTCCGTCAGACATCCTGTACCGCCTTCAGTCGGGCAGTCAGGGAAGCTACAGGGGAGACAGCGGATAGGGTCGTTGTCTCGTCGTCGTCCTGGTCGAGCTTGGCAATCGTCCACTTGTTACGCTGCATGCCGGACACGGAGAGGCCGAGCGACTCGGCGAACTGCTTGACCTGACCCCACACGATCGCTGAGCTACGCGGAGACTCGGCACGGACTAGGAGGCGGACATACGAGGCAACCTCGAATTCCTGGTGAAGCTGTTCCCACATGACTGCCTGCGGAGTCTCCCAGAGACGTTCCCACAGGGTCATTTCGCGGGGCGTGCACATGTCCAGCGGGAAGGCGGGAAGTGCACCATCACGGCCGTCAGCGGGAAGGGTCGTCCATCCCTGCGCGTCAGCCTTGGCCTTGTGGCTTCGGTCGGTCGACGTAGGGGCCGGACCGGATCGAGCGCGAGCGCCACCCTTGGCCATGATCACTTCACCTCCATTCACGATTTGCAGTGCAAACACCATGCGTGTGGTGCGAGTCACAATCGGGGTGTCTGAACCGGGCGCACCTCTCGGAGCCCTCCCCCGCGTTCA